TGATGTATCTCTTTAATTAGTTTCATTAGCTTGTTACCTTAGTAATTACTTGCTGATTAGGTGGAGTATATCCGTCAACTTTGCTTAGGCCTAAATAAACTGTTCCACCACCTGCAGGCATAGTAATAGCAATATTGGCTGTGCTATTAGATGAGTCTACGAAACCCATCATTTGAGACATTGCCCAGTTATCATTACCATGCAAAATCATTACGTTAGAACCATTTGCTGGTCTTTTAATGAGAATAGGTGCGCCAGCAGAATCAGTTGCTGACCATAAAACAGAATTAATCGTAACATTAGCACTGCCGTAACCTGCAAAGGTTTCATCTGCTAATTTTATATTAGAACCAATGTCTATAGTTGCAGTAGCACCATCACCAACTACTTTAACTATAGCTTGTCCTCTAACTACCTTAAGATATGAGACGGTGACTGGCATTTATTACTTTCCTTTTTTTCTCATTGCGCGTAATTTTGCGAAATCAGCAGCAGTCAATTGATCTTTTTCAGGTTCATGTACATCTAACTTTTGTTGATTTGGATGAAGTTTTTCATTCATTTCACTTTCATCCTCTTTCTTTTCTTTTTTCTTCTTGTGATTATTATGATATTCAGCAACAAGAATATCCAAATCTTCAGTATAAACTATTTCATTACCATGATCAAATTGTACTGTGTACCATTCGATATTGCCTTCGGTGTCTGGTTCGGCATGTTCTGCTTCAAGAACTACACCTTCGCCGAAGATATCTGAATAAACATGCTTAGCGCAAAGATGTTCTTCAGTATTCACATCTTCTTTTCTCATAACTGCTTTGGCAATTTTATGAGCTTTCTTTATGGTAGATTTTTCAAGAGGTGGTTCGTCACCTGTTGATTTCATTGCCTGCGCCATACCTATAGCATATGGGCTACGAGACATTGCCTCGAACATTTCTACCTTAAAGGACTTAAAAGTTTTCATTCCGGGTCTCTCGAAAATACAGTTTGTGATAACTCTACTCTTTTATTGTCTAAAGCATCTGATACTTTAGTAGAAATGATACTGTTAAAAATATCTTGCGCTTCACCTGCTTTACCCTGAAGTATAGTATCTACCATGGATCTAATTACTTCACTTTGTGTTTCTTGATTTTCTACCTCAGTAGTTTCTACATTATCTGTCATAATAACTCCTATTGTTGTGGCTCAGCATTATTTATTGGTTGAGGAGGAACGCCTTCACTTTGGATTTGTTCCTTCACTTGTTCCATTTCCTCATCGGTATATCTTAGAACCTTCTTCATCACGTATTCTTGGCTAAAATATATTCCAATAAAGGGTGCCATTTGATTTAATACATCTACTCTATTGCGTAGATTTTCTGCATCCTTTAATTCAGAATAATATCTGTCCTGAGCATAGATATAGTTTATATTTTCTTTAATATCATCCCAGTCTGTACTAGTCATTACGCCTTTTAGTAATAACTGAGTTTTTAGAACATCTTGAAATAATTCATTAAAGCGTTTACGAAGTTTATCTACAAACTTACCAAACTTCAATTCATCTCTTGTAATTTCAGCTGCTCTACCAAAATTCATACCAGTGGAAGGTTGAAGTCTTGAAATAGGTACATTTAATGATTGGTACAACTTATTCTGAAAATAATTAATGTCATCTATTTGTCCTAGATTTTCACCGCCAGGTAAGGTGGTAATTTCTGTACCTCTGCCACCCTCTCTACGAGGCAACCAAAAATCTTCAAGCATCGACATAAATTTTCTATCGTCTCTTATTTCACCTGTCTGAGAATCGTATACAATTTTATTACGATACTTATTCATAACATCTTTTAGATATTGTTCTGCCTTTTGCTTAGGCAAATTACCAACATCAATATAAAATATTCTTCTTTCAGGTGCTCTGGATATTCTGTAAATTACTAATGAATCTTCCATCATCTTAAGTTGATTTGCTGGTTTAATTGCCTTGTGCAAATAACTTAAAACTATACTTTTTTCCATGTCCATCAATCCCGATGGAACAAATGCAATAGTATCAGGGGAGATTTTAATCCCTTGATTTAAACCAGGGACATTACCATATTGTTGTGTGTAACGAATACCTTTTTCATTGTAAATATAAAACTCTTCTATTTTTTCTATGATGTCAATACCAGCATCGTTCTTTTTCTTTTTAATGTCTCGTACTTTCTTAATTTTACGAGGATCAATATATCTTAACTCAAGTATTCCTTTTTGGGGATTTTTATTATCTATAATCTTTTGAAAATATAATCTACCATCAATGTACCAGCGTCTAAAATAATCTTGACCTTTTGTCTTAAATTCTAATTTCTTTAGTATATTATCAAACTCATTACGAATGCTTTGTTTAATTTGATCAGATAGATTTAATTGATCTAAATTAATGTCAATTAATTTTTCTGTTTCTGTACCAGCAACACCTTCAGTGACGATTTCGTCAATGGCGTTTGCTACATCAGGATACATAGCAGTTTCTCTGTATCGTGTAATTACGTCAGACTCAGATTTGGCGGTGGCGTCTAAATCGACATACGTGCCGAAATAGCCGCCCCCAGCAACAGTAGATGCACCATCATCTGAATCTGGAGCAACAAAACTTTGTTTTCTTAACTCCAGATTAGCTGGTTCATCTTTAGAAATAGTATAACCAAATAATGTAAGTGCCATTATAAAATGCTTTAAAAATTAGAACGGTAAAGCAAAAGATGAACCAGTATTTATAGAAGTCGTAAAATGCTGGTACTGCCACGTAACTGTAAAACTGGAAATGGTATCATTAGCACCGAAATCTAATCCTACAGGAGATACGTCAATTGGGAAAGCACTAACCAACTTATAGCTTTTTAGAATATTCCCGTTTCTATCTAATTGAAAAATATCTACATTTCTTTGATACTCGTTAGGATTTAATCTACCGATCTTGGAAACTAGATCATCCATACCGTTCATCCATTGTTCCATAGAATTTCTTATAGACATATCAGCATCATTCAACACTGTAATTGTCCATGGTGCAAAAGTTCTATCGCCGGCAAATTTTATTTCTCTGCCTCTATATTGAACAATAGCAGGATTCACAGTTTGTCCTGGAAGTTCTGCAACGCTAACTAAAAACGGTGCTCTTCTAACTGCATTTGCTGCGCCAGTAACATAAGTTGGAAAACTTAGTTGGACAGCAAACTGATTAGGGCGAGCACCACCATTTACTAGTGCTGCTTTAAACTGATCTACATTAAATGTGGTTGACATTTATTCTTCTCCCTTTATTATGCGCCAACTTCTTCAAAATTAATACCGCTGCGTGTCGCAATAAAGTTCAGTTGAATAAAGTTAATAGAACGAGCAGGTTTAACAAAAATATCTGCTACGAACTCGTTTCTATCAATAACCTCACCTGTGTTATTTGTTTCATCGCATACTACTTTAAAGTCTGTAATACCACGACGACCCTGAACATCTCTTAGGAAAGGTTCAACTAAATTACGGAATTGCGCACGGGTAAATGCGTCGTTGAATTCAAACAACTGGAACTTAGCTGCTGTTGCAATAGCTTTTTCCAACACGATAAACAATCTACGAACATTAATTCTGTCAAATGCGCTTGGCTTAGACAATAGTGTCTTGTCACCAAACAGAACTGTTCCTTGACCAGGGAATGTTACAATTGGGTTTACACCTTTCTTGTATAATGTATCTCTGTCAGCTTGTCTTGGTGAGTAAGCTAATTTAACAACATTCTTGATCTGACCTCTGTTGAAACCTGCAGGAGAGAACCAAGGATCTGTAGTAAAGTCTGTTCTAACAACTGTGCCTGCAGTATCACCGTTACATGGAACCCAACGATAAACATCGTTGTAACGATCGAATTGATACTTGAATCCTGAATCCATAACACCATACGAACTTGATGGTAAGGAATCACGGTAACCGGTAACATTGGTTGTCTGTGTGGAATTGCTTGAAATTCCGACTACATTATTTTGAATAGGTGATACGAATGCGATACAATCTTTTCTTACTTCACATACATTGTTGATAACATATGTGGCAACTGTTGTACTTACGTTACCTAGTGGAATTAAACTAATGTCATACAACTCATCATTAGCAAATTCTGCAAATGCGGATGTTAAATTACCATCAGTTAAACTATCATTAGATACACCGCCAGCAAAAGATACTTGAACATTGGTAGTTAAATTACCAAAAGTACTAGTAGTCGCGCTTGTACCCCAGTTATTATTGGTTAAATCTGTTGGATGAGCATTCCACAAAACATATTTAGATGTGTCATTTAACACATTCTTGTAATAATTAGTAGAACCATCAAATTTCTTTGCATCAGATGCCTTAGACACGAACGGAAATTTTTCTAATACTGTACCAGCAGTACCTGTCCAAAGACCATCTTCATCTACAATAATTATATGTATCTCATCATACAATCCACCAGCATTTGTAGCATAGGTTGATGTGCCAGGTGCGCCGTCAAAATTAGATGCATAGTTCCAATTTGAGAAAGTATTTGCATCAGCAATAGCAATCTTTAACGAATTACCTAATGCGCCTGGGTACTTGGAAATAGCTACACCATAATTGGCATTAGATGTATATTGACCAACATAATAATCTTGATTCGTAACAGTAATTGCTGATGTTGAATTAGCGTTTGCTACAGAATTTCTAGCTGTTGCCTTGTTTACAACACGGATAACCTGAAGATTGTTACCATAAGATAGAAAATTTGCAGCTGTGAAAAAGGATTGGAAAGTAGTATCGTTTGGCTTACCAAACACCTCTACCAATTTATTCTCAGAATCAATAGTTGTAACTTGATCTACAGGACCCCATTGAAAGGCGCCAGCGAATGCTCCGGCAGTAGTCGAAACTGTTGGGACGATAGAGGTAAGGTCCTTTTCAGTAACTAACACGCCTGGTGATAGCGCGAATGCCATTTTGATCTCCTTGTATATTTAAATCTTTGTCATGCCAAACTAATTACTATTTATTTATAAATACTTGGTTTTACACTTTAGAAAACCACTTATTCTTAAGCTTTTCCATTTCAGCATTCAAATCTTTGTGAAACCATACATCTCCTCCAAATGAATCTATTTCTATAGTTTCTTCATTTACCCCATCATCAACTATACCGAAAGGTGTTAATTCATCTTCAATATCTCTAATTTGATTTTGATACAAATCAAGTCTCAAATTAGTATTGGTCATATCCTTGAAGTATAATTCATTAGTTACCCATGCAAATAACACCAATGTCATTACAAGATCATCGTGGTATCCTGCATCTGCTGCAAATGTTCCTTTAGTTTCTATGAAGGTTGAAATTTCTGAAATTATATCTGCATCATGGATTAAAAATTTATCATTTTCTATTAAACCTTTAAGTAAAGCGCAACCAAGACGTTTTACTTGCTTCGTGGTTCTTATACCCAACGTAGTGTTAGATTTAAACCCAGCCGATAGATACTGTCCACTCTTTCCATCATATCCCACCGCCAATACATTTTCATATTCTAAATCCATATACAATGTATTTGCAATTTGCTGTCCGTTATCATTTATCTCCACCAAGACAAATGCTTTATTATAATCTGCGGCGATCTTTGCTATAATGGTTGGGTACAAAAGAGGATTAATCTTATTATCTCTATATTTTGCTACTATCTTATAAGGATATTCTGTAATATCAATAACAGTAAATGCCGAATAGTCCCCGCCTACTCCTCTAGATGTATCAGCAATAATAATATAGATATGATTTTTCCCCTCATATTTGCCATCGGTTCCTCTAATTGCTCTTACTGGATTCTCAATAATATCTAATCCATCTTTGGAATGAATGTAAGTTTTCGCAGACATTCTTGCAATAGTATCCGGAGCAATAAGTGTATTAGACGAGCCAAGGAATTTACAAAGTACTTCTTGATTGAATTTTAACTCACCAAGCATCGCTTTTTGCTCTGCTGCCCATTGCTCTGTTCTACCCGGAATTTTATTATATGGAATAAACAACGGTGTAAAACCGTTTAGGTTTTGACTAGCTTCATTCCAAAACTTCCAAAAATGATTATAACCCAATGGCGTGGATGTAAGTAGAATCTTAGTTGTTTCCCCTGCAGAAATCGTAGGATAAACCGAAGTAAAGAATTCGTCTGCTACAGTATTTGGGATAATAGCCGCCTCATCAATATACAACCAGTTTACAGATTTTCCTCGAATACCAGATGTACTTGTTGCTGCAGTAAGTACCCTTGAGCCGTTTTCTAATTCTATATCGCCCTTATTCCAAGTCTTTACACCTTGTTGCATCCATATAGGCAAATGCTCATACATTATTTGATATCGATGTAATACTTCTCTTGCAGATGAGGATTTGTTAGCCAGTACAGCAACAGTTTTATTTGATTGAAATAATGTATACCACAAAATACAAGCGGCTGCAGTAATGGTATTGTGAGATAAAACATTGTTAGTATAATAAGTATGATCTTCGGAATTTACAGATAAGTCATACATATTTTTAGAGTATCCCAAATTTTCTATCGACACAACTTTTAATGTGCCATTTCTAGATAATATAGTTTTACCCAAGGATTTTTTAGCAAAAATTTCTTCTCCTCCAAAGGCAATCAAAATATGATCGTCAGCACATAGCAATTCAGAAAAATCTTCAAATGTAACCTTATAAACTTCGTATTGGATAGTTTTATTGATACTAGATATATCTACCCAACCAGTATCAGACTCGACTTCCCATTCAGTCAAATCTACTATATCTTCAAATTTGCGTGTTATGCTGTCAGAAAGTTTAGACATTCTTGCAATATTCTATTTTTATTATTTTTATAATCAGATTCCCAAACCACAAATACTGAGAAACCGTTATTCATAGCAATTTGTATTTTTTTATTATCCTTATCCCACAATTGTTTAGCAGTTAATTTATTTTTAGGAAAATTGGGTACATCTAATTCTTTAAAAATTTTTGGATTTGCATGCCAAAGATCACCATTGTATTCTATGATTTTATTATTATAAGCTATATCATACTTTACAAAATTATTGCTATTAGGGATAGGCAAAATTAACTGAGAAACAATTTTTGTAGGATCTTTAATTTTGTCTTTGAGTTCAGTAAGTAAAGACATTTCTCCTTTACTTACTGATCCATTTTTATATGCTCTTTTTAAATTTATTTCTTTCTTCTCATCGTTTGATTTGTTATCCATAGTTTTTAACCATGATTCAATCTTTTGATTCCATTTTTCTTCACCCAATTTATCACCATATTTAGATATAAAAAATGCTTTATCCCTTTTTTGAAATTCACCTAGTTTAATAATAGCATCCTTTTCATCATACCCTTTATCTATCCAATACTTTAATTTTCTAATTGACGTAAAATTTTCTTTAGCTTTTTTCTTAGATTGTTCAATTTGTTCTGTGGTATGGACTGTTGATTGACTTGACCAAGGAGATAATCTGCCCCCATGTTTATAACCTGGATTTTTTTCGCCAGCGACTATATCTCGTTTTTTCTGAGGTACAATAACAGCGTTAGGAAATAATTTAAAATAAGAATTAACATCTAGTTCGTGTAATTTCAAATGATTAGAAAAATTACCATATTTTATACAATCACATATTCTACAAACTACATAATTATAATTTTCAACGCCTCCATGTTTTTTGAAGGAACGTAATCCATGCCTCAACGACTCACTTATTTTCTTGTGTAAATTTGGATTCGTTTTCTTTAAACCATTTACGAAAGCGTTGCCATTCATAGAAATCTCCTATTTTCATGGTATATACTTGTCCAGTATCCTTATTTCTTATATTTATAAGTGTAGAATACTCACAGCATTTCCCTTGCTGCCTACCTTCCATTAGTATAACTTTTCTGTTATTAAGAATTGTTTCAACTTTTTCTTTTTGGCAATCATATAATTTAAATAGTATCAATCCTTGATCCAATGATACAATATGGCAATAATTTTCTATAAAATAGATAGGATCACCGGAGCATTTAAGCAACTCTTTAACTTGATCTATTGTGTAGGAAATCGCAAAATCAATTGGTTTTAAGTTAGGATTTCCTAGGTATGAGTGCCTGTCGTCAGACATGTGTCCTATCCATTTATTGTCTTACCGTCGTCTTTCTTTAGAAGTTTTAAAAGTTCATCTGTGGAACCAACAAATACGTTATTGGTTTGATTACCAATAGCAGCAGTTTTCTTATCAACCTGTTCTATATCCTTTAGTTGTTTCTGTAAAGATAATAAATCTTTAGCAACATCTGAAACGGTTTTAATAAGCTGACCTGCTACTTCAAATGATCTTGGATGCTCAGAGTTTTTAGCAATAGTTATCATTTCATCAAGCGTATCTTCACTTTTCATCAATAACTTGCGCATAGTATCCCTTGCTAGTTGAAAATCATCTTCCTTTTGAGAAACACGATCTTGTTCAGGGAATACAATGTCGTTAGTTTTACTCGGCTCTATATTGAATAGAGTATTTAAACTTTCCAAATTTTTCATCAGAATTCCTCAAAATTCTCACTAAAACTAATATCGTCTCCTGGCACTGCCGATGTTGGAGATACAGTTACATCGTATTGTTGTATTCTATTTGAAAGAGCGGAATCTGAGAAAGTATCGACGTCGACACGACGTATAACGCCTTGTTTAACTACTGGTCCATAGAAGTTTAATTTTAACGTAAAGCTCAATGTCCAAATAATAGATCTTCTAGTGCTTAGATCTCCTTCGTAATCATCATCAAAAGAAATATTATCTAATAAAATAGGTAAGTCGTGATTTATATTCATTGAAGGTATTGCCTTCAATGTCAAATTATAGTCAGGATTAAAATAGGGCAAAATTTGTTCAATTATTTGTAAAGCATCATCTTGATTCTTAGAATATACATAAAGACTTACTCCCATATTATAAGGAGTCGGAGCATACTGGGTATTTAAAGTTGTTGTCGTTGCATTGACCACTCGATTTTGTTGCACAAAACTAATACGACGTTGAGGATCATATACTAATCCTGTCATCTCAAAAGACATTCTAGGCAGTACTACTTGATAAGTAGTTTCTTCGACAATAGGTTGTTGTTGAATTCTAGCTAGAAATTTTTGCCTAGGTGCATACGCAAGCGGCACTCTTAAAGATTGTACTACTGCTCCATTGGCATCTTTGCGATCAATAGTAATTTGATTAAACATATTACCAAAGGCAACGATACAACGTCGTATAGTTCCCCAGTAAAATTTATTGTTAAGCATTATAGACCTCACCAAAAGGATTTCGTTCAGTGAAATCTAATATATCGGTTATATTGGTTTCAAAATTCTCATTATCAGCATTTTTATCTATCGTGGTAGTAACATAATCTTCTTTGATCAAGGTAGAAGCAGTTTCATATTCAAGCAAGAATTTATCACCTGTTTCAAACAATACTTGGTAGTTACTTACTACTAATGAATGTGATTCAATCTCATCATCAATTTCTGGTTCATTGGTATCAAAATTCTCAGAAGCATATTGAAATATCTCACATTCAAGCTTAAATACATATAACTGACCTATCTGAAAGAATGGATTAGTTGCTACGACTTTTCTTATTTCAAAAAAGGTTTTAGTTAAAGGAAAATAAAGTATATCACCTTCAGCTGGTCTATTCTGTAAAATAGAAAATCCTGATCTACCAATTTCCAATTCCCATCTGCGTCTTGACACTACGAATGTAGCAGTGTCTCTAAATTCCATACCAAATTTAGTTAGAATATCACCTTCGCCCGCAAATCCGTCTACATTTTCCAAATACATCTCAATCTGAAGAGCGTTTCTATATGTATTCAAAACATCTTCATTCAAAATTTTATCTTCGTTTGCCTCTGTTCTGGAAATATAATAAACATCAAAACCATAAATTTTAAGGCACTCAATGATTAGATCTTCGTGTAAATGGCTTTCCGGGCGAATGCCCATTGGAATACCAGATTGAAAATAATGATTGGTTGCCATTGTTGTTCTTTTCTATTGACTTTCTATAGACCAGGTGTTATCATCTTCTATGAGCCTGGGTGATAAGATTATCCAACTTGCATATCAACAGGTAACTCATAAGTATTACGTGTTAGTTCTTCAATTTCTTTTATTTCTTCTACAGCTTCTTCATATATTACTTGACCATTCAGCGTGACACCACCAGGTAATTGAACTCCACTAAACTTCTTTAGATTAGAACCCCATTGCTTTTTAATTAAAGCAGTTGCATATTTCTTTAATATACGATCATTGTAGACATCAGTATAGGTATCCGGATCAAGTACTCGATAACATTCTACGATCAGAAAATCTCCAGTACTAATATCCGCATCCCAGTCCATATCCACAAAAAGTCTATTCATATGACGATTGTATCTTATTGGTTTTTGTCCTACCAATAATTGATTCAACATTTCTATGTGTTGACGCACCATTGAATAGTAAATCATATCAGTAGACATTAAGCTATAAAGATCGTTAATTAAAATCTGATAACGAATATCAAAAATATTTAATCCAGTAGTTCTATTTGTAAATGGAAAAACTTTAGTAACACCCACCACTGCATCAGATATTTCAAAATATTGTTGAGTTATAACATTAGCAGTTGCTTCTGCCTTTAAGTAAACTAATTCAACAGCATCATAATGAAACTCTCTGTAAAAACCAAAAGCTTCATCTATTCGATCTTCTAGTTGATCATCATCCACATTTATTTCAATGACAGGATGACCAAGTTGTCTTAGACAATAATCAATCAATTGTTGTCTTGATGCTGGATTAGCCATTAGTATCCTTCAAACTAAGTATTTATTGTTATTAAGACCATTTGATAATCACGATACCTGAGCCGCCTTTGCCGCCGCTAAATCCAGAACCCCCTGAACCTGCTCCGCATCCTCCCCCACCACCGCCAGTATTTGCACCACCAGCCCCGGCAGCAGAACTCGATGTTGCATTACCACCTGAATTTAATGCAGAGCCGCCACCTGTACCGTAAGGTCCGCTGACGGATCTAGTTCCTCCACCGCCACCGCCAATGCCTCCATTACCACCAGAGGTATATCCAGAGCCACCACCACCGCCAGCCCAATATAACGAAGATCCCGTAATTGAATTAGCCGTTCCAGCGCCACCATTACCGCCTGCTACAGAGGTTCCAGCCGATCCAACACCGGCAGAGCCACCACCACCGCCGGTTGATCCATCCCCACTACCACCATTACCGCCTGCATAACCAGAGCCATTTCCAGCCCCACCATTAGCACCGGGAGCACTTCCACTGCCACCGCCATTCCCATTAGTAGCTTTTCCAGCTCGTCCATCTGCCCCTCGACCACCGCCAGCACCCCCGCCTCCTGACGTAAGCGTACTAAATGGTGCAGGGCCAGCTAACGATGAATTGTTGCCATCATAAGAAGAAGAGGTGGGCGTATTAAATCCGGGACCGCCTGCCCCCACCGTAATTGTGTACACAGACCCCGCAGTGACAGATACCCCAGAGCCTGTTCTATACCCGCCACCACCACCTGCACCGCCATTATCGCCGCCACCGCCTCCGCCACCGCCAACAACCAAATATTCCACTGACGTTGCACCGGGAGGCGCGGTCCATGTTCCAGAAGCGTAGAAGATCGCTACTTTGTTGGTATCGGGGAGGATGTAGCTTATGCCGATAATG